AAAGGTTGTTATGGATCTTTTGTGAGGCAAGAATTGTTGACCGCCATTGAACAGTTAGATCAAATGACGGCAGTTCTTTTGTCAGGAACCGCTGAGAGTTTTCCTGCTCAAGTGCTCGGAGTGAGCATAATTGGGGAAAACGAAATTCACAAAAAGAATCCTATTAAGTTTATGCCCGAGGGATCACAGATCGAGTATTATGGATCTTGCCCCGGGAAAACAAAGGCCGTATCGCGTGTAAAGGTTACGCCAATTAGCCATTTGGTTACTGATGTATGTGGGATTCCCAATAAGTGGGGGCCTCCCAAGATGAGTCCCGATTGGTTTGGTTGGCAAACTTGTTTGGCAAATTTATCTGAGCCAGGGGAGCCATTTCCCCATGATTTGATATCACGTGCCGTTGAAGATTATAAAGCCCATCATTACACTGTTTGATAGTGAATTGTGGAATAGTGCGTCTCCAATGAATGATAAAGAAAATATTAATGGTGTGCCGGGAGTTAAATTTCTTGATGCAATTAAGATTGGCACATCTATTGGTTTTCCTTTGTCAGGACCCAAAAGTGATCATATGTTGGATGTTGATGTTTTTGATTCCAATGGATTGTTGGATAGGAAGTTTACTGAGGGCATTAATATGGAAATTGCACGTTGTGAAGCAGCATATCTGCGCGGTGAAAGAGCTTACGCAGTTGCAAAGGCGTGTAAGAAAGATGAAATACTTGCCAAGGAGAAGTGCCGTATATTTTATGGAAATTCAATTGCATTGACATTTTTAGTGAGAAGATATTTCTTACCACTTGTGCGTGTGTTAATGATGAATCCATTGAAGTCTGAATGTGCAGTTGGAATTAATTCTCACGGACCAGAATGGGACCAAATGATGAAATACTTACGCTCCAAAAATCAAGATAGATTTTTGGCAGGCGATTATAGTAAGTTTGATCAGAAATTGCCAGCTCAAGTGCTGTTTGCTGGTTTGCGCATTTTGATTGATTGTGCGTGTAGATGTCCAAATTACACCGCCAATGATATACGTGCGATGAAGGCTATGGCTGGAGATTTGGTATATTCAGTAATTGCCTTTGATGGTAATTTAATTGGTTTGACGAGTGGAGGACACATTAGTGGTAATCCATTGACTGCGGTGTTGAACAGCATTTGCAATAGCCTGAATATGCGATGTTGTTTCTTTACAATTTATCCGGAAGCACAGGATTTTCGCGAAGCTTGTGCGTTGATCACGTATGGCGATGATAATGCTGGTTCAGTCGATCCACAATATTCTGATTTTAATATTAAGAAATGTTCTGAAGTATTAGCTAGGTATGGCCAGGTTTACACGATGCCTGATAAAGAGAGTGAGATGGTTGATTTTATATCCGTCGATGATCTTGAATTTTTGAAACGGAAAACGGTCTACCATCCTGCGTTAGGTTGCGAAGTTGGTGCATTGTCGGAGGATTCATGTTTTAAAATGTT